TCGTGAAAATGATCCTAGGATGCCTCTTTTCTCCGAGAAGAGAACCAAGGTCACTTTCGGTTCTGGTACTTAAATTTAGGAGTCCTTTATGGCTTATCCGGTTGTTGACGCCCCTTACGGGCTAAAACCGATCAATCTGATCGGAGGTCAGGTCTTTGCGGGTTCTACTCGTGATTACCCGATCACTAACGGTTACAGCACGAACATTTTCTACGGTGATTACGTAGGATTGTCTCGTGGTGAAATCGTGCGTCTGTCTGTGTCTACTGGCACAGCAGGCAATCAAACAGGTATCTTCTTGGGATGCCGTTACACAAACCCCGTCACTAAACAGTTGACTTTCTCGCAATACTGGCCCGCATCAACTGCGGCTGGTGATGCAGTAGCTATTGTTGCTGATGATCCTGACCAAGTGTTCAAGGGTGTTGTTTGTTCTGCTACTACCGCTGTTGCTTCTGGCGCTCGCGCTATGATTGGTCAAAACTTGGCCATGATTAACAACACAGGTAGCACTACAACTGGCAATTCTAAGAACGCCATTCTCGCACCTAGCGATACTCCCGCTACTACATCATCCTTGCCCGTTCGCGTGCTTGGTTTGGTGCCTGATACGGCTGTTTCACTTGGAACTGTGACTTACACCAGCATTTCTACCGCTACTGTAACTTGCTCGGCTCTGCCGTTTGCGTTACCCGTTGGTACAGACGTTGGCTCGTTGGACTCTTCTGGAAACTATGTTTCTTCGGGTTCTTTCGTCGACACCGCCGCATCTGCCGGTGCTACATCGTTTATTTTGAACCAAGCTCCTGTTGCTACATTGAACACTACTATTGTGTTGATGCAGTACCCAGAAATTCTGGTCAAGATCAACTTTGGTCAGCATCAGTACTATGCTGGTACCAGCATTGCTTAAGGAGTAACTTAAAATGGCAATTTCACGCGCACAACTACTTAAGGAACTCCTCCCCGGCCTGAACGCATTGTTCGGTATGGAGTACGCACGCTACGGCGAAGAGCACAAAGAACTCTACGAAACAGAGACCTCTGAGCGTTCCTTCGAAGAAGAGACCAAGCTGTCTGGCTTCTCTGCTGCACCTGTTAAGAACGAGGGCTCTGCCATCGCTTATGACAATGCACAAGAGGCATGGACAACTCGCTATAACCACGAAACCATCGCTTTAGGCTTCTCCATCACTGAAGAAGCTGTGGAAGATAACTTGTATGACTCTTTGTCAGCTCGTTACACCAAAGCATTGGCTCGCGCTATGGCTTACACCAAGCAGGTTAAAGCTGCCGCCGTTATCAACAACGGTTTCAGCGCAGCCTACCCCGGTGGCGACGGTGTTGCTTTGTTCAGCACTGCTCACCCCCTGATTTCTGGTGGCACTAACAGCAATCGTCCTTCTACAGCCGCTGACTTGAACGAGACTTCTTTGGAAGCCGCCGTTATTCAAATCGCTGCTTGGACAGACGAGCGTGGTCTTTTGATCGCTGCTAAGCCCAAGAAATTGATTGTTCCCCCAGCTCTGCAATTCGTTGCAACTCGTTTGTTAGAAACCAGCCTCCGCGTTGGCACAACTGACAACGATATCAACGCGTTGAAGAACAACGGTTCAATCCCTGAAGGCTACACCATTAACCACTACCTGACCGACACAAACGGCTGGTATTTGACTACTGATGTGCCTAACGGTCTGAAGCATTTCATCCGCTCTCCTTTGGAGAACAAGATGGACGGTGACTTCGACACAGGTAACGTTCGTTACAAAGCCCGTGAGCGTTATAGCTTCGGCTGGTCTGATCCATTGGGTACCTTTGGTTCACCCGGTTCAGCCTAATATTTCTTAGGAAATATTTGAAGGGGGGCCTTGTGCCCCCTTTTCTTTTGGTGTATATTGACCTCAATCCGGGCTTTCCGGTGCATCAAACAGTCCCGGCTGACGACATACAGATTGATGCGCCTAACTTGTATGTAAGGAAATATCATGGGATTTGCATCACACCTAGGCCCTTGGCTGCTCGGTACTGTTAAAAACACTACTGGCACTACTGCTGGCACGATCCGCAACATGGGCGCAACTGTTGTTACTCAGACTGGCCTGACCACTGTTAACGACACCACCGCTGTTACAGAGTTTGTCTTGCCTGCTGGCGCACAGATTTTGGAATTTTTCGTAGACATTACCACTGCTTACTCTGGTACTACTGGTAACACCATTACCATTCAAACTGCCGCTGGTAACTCTTTGGCTACTGTTGGCGGTGCTACAACTACACCTTTGGCTGTGGGCCGCGCAACTACAACTGTTACAGGCGCACAGATCGGTACATATTTGAACGTTGGCTCAACTGACTTAGTTGTTCAAGCAATCTACGCTTGCGCTGGTACAGCCAGTGGCGGCGCTGCTACGATTACATGCGTGTACGTCGTTAAAGGCTCTGACGGCGCGGCTAACCCCACTCAAGTCTAATTAGTCTAGGGGGCTTCGGCCCCCATTTTTAAGGAGATTAATTATGATGCAGACAGACGTAAAAGCCTCTCATTTAGAGGCAACTGGCACGGCGGTCTCTGGCCGTACTAGGATTAAAGGCTATCAGTTTTTGACTGGTGGTACTGCTGGCGATATTGAATTTCGTGACGGTGGTTCTGGTGGCCCTATTCGTTTGCAATTTAATATTGCTACTACGCCAACAAATCCGTTGTCGTTTACGGTACCCGGCGAGGGCGTTTTGTTTTATACAGATGTCCACATAACTTTGCCTACAAACGCAAAAATCACGGTGTTTTATGGCTAAGAGCGCAGCATGGCAGAGGAAAGAAGGAAAGAACCCCGAGGGTGGCTTGAACGCCAAGGGACGAGCCTCCGCCAAAGCGCAAGGCATGAACTTGAAACGTCCCCAGCCGGAAGGCGGCTCACGGCGCGACTCCTTCTGTGCAAGGATGAGTGGCATGAAGAAAAAGCTGACCAGCGCAAAGACAGCCAACGACCCGGATTCACGGATAAATAAGTCTTTGAGGGCGTGGAACTGCGCGGAAGGTGGCTATGTAACTGCGGCTGATGGCTGCGCTACACAAGGCAAGACAAGAGGGCGGATAGTATGACTCAGCATGACACAGCTAAAGCAGTTGCAGATGGCGCAGCAGTCTTAACGACTGTTGGTGTTATGGCTACGTGGCTTCCGCCTTTGGCTTCGCTGTTCACAATCATTTACCTCGGACTTCGTATTTGGGAGTCTGACACCGTTCGTGGCTTGACTAACCGTAAGGAGTCTGCAAATGCCAGCGAAGAGTGAAAAACAAAAGCAGTTCATGGATGCTGCTGCACACAACCCGAAGTTTGCAAAAGCTGCGGGCGTACCGGTATCGGTCGCTAAAGAATTTAGCGGCGCGAGTAAAGGGATGAAGTTTGGCAAGGACACAAATACGTCCCGCCCCGATCTTCAAAAAGTTAACAAACCTAAGACACTTCATGGGAAGATGTCGCTTATGAAAGAAGGCGGTAATACTATGGCTACAAAGATGAATCCCGGAATGATGGCAATGATGGCCAAGAAAAAAGGCGCAGCTAAAATGGCCGGTGGCGGTATGCCCATGAAAGACGGTAAACCCGCTTTTATTGGTGACGGCAAAGGCATGAAAAAAGGCGGCATGTCATCTAAGATGGGCACTGTAAAAACCGGTTCAACACCCAATGGCGTTGCGTCTAAGGGTAAAACCAAAGGCAAGATGATTAAGATGAACATGGGCGGCAAAGCCTGCTAAGGAGACATCATGGCACGACGTAAAGACCTAACAGCCCTTGCTGCCCTTGGCACGTTGGGCTATATGTTGTCCAAGAGGGGCGACAAGAAAGACGAGAAGCCAACGACCGCTGCAGTGGAGCGCCGCATAGCTGCTGATAGAGAAGCTACTGACCAAAAAACATCCGGTGATAAAGAAGATATGTTTATCGAGCCGGGTTCTGGTCCGTACAATCAGCAATTTGACGACGAATTACCTAGCGCTTCTGCGCCTAGTAAAACTTCCGCTGCCTCGCCTAAAAAACCTGCTAAACCATCATCTGCTAAGCCATCATCTGGCGCTGCAAGAAACCTTACTGCAAGTGAAAGTCAAGCAGCTAGAAACGCTTTAGGTGAAGGCTCCTACAGACCTGACACTAAGTATAGCCCCGATAGAAGGGGGATTACCAGCGAAACACGAGCACCAAGATTTACACCTAACGAGCCTCCTGTTCAAACGCATTTTGGCCCTCGTGACGAAGAAAATGCACCCCGTGGCTCAGTTGATGTTACTAAGCTTTCTCTTGCTGAGCGTAGAAACATGCCATCCGCCCCACGCGCCCCAACAGATTACCGAGCTGTAAAAGACCGTTTCCGAAGAGGTGGCGCAGTCAAAGGCTACGCTTCTGGTGGTACGGTTTCGTCTGCCTCTAAACGTGCTGACGGTATTGCCACTAAAGGCAAGACCCGCGGCAAAATTTGTTAAGGAATTATTATGAGACGTAGACTCAACGACAAACCAGATTCTGGTGGTGGCGGATATATACCTGCTGTAGTAGCCATGAAAACTGGCGTAATTGGCGGCGGTATTGGCGCGGCTCATTTAATTAAAAAGAAAGATGAGCGGGATGCCGAAGAAAAAGATAGAAATCAACGTGACGCTGACGCGGAAATGAAACGTGAGTCTCGCGGAGTAAAAAAACCCGCTAACTTTGGTATTCTTGAAGAAGCCAAACAGGATGCCAAAGACAGCGCTACCGCTAAGAAGCAAGACAAGGCGTACAACGAATCTCTGACTACTGAGAACAAAGCCAAAGGTGGCATGGTGTCAGCTTCCCGCCGTGCTGATGGCTGCGCCACCAAGGGTAAGACCCGCGGAAAGATGGTGTAATCATGATTGCCAGCCGTGGCATGGGAGCCATACTTCCAAGTAAGATGCCCAAGGGCAAGAAGAAAGCCCGGCGGGATAACACTGACTTCACCCAGTACAAAGAGGGCGGTGCAGTGAAGTCTAAGGTAAACGAGGCTGGCAACTACACCAAACCCGGTTTACGTAAACGTATTTTTAACAGCGTCAAAGCTGCGGCAATTGTAGGTACGGGCGCAGGACAGTGGTCAGCACGCAAAGCGCAAGTTATGGCTAAACGGTACAAAGCCGCAGGTGGCGGGTATCGTGATTAAAGCCCCACAGCAATCCCTGAAAAATTGGGGCAAACAAGATTGGACGACTAAAAGTGGTAAAAAATCTTCTGACACTGGTGAACGATACCTTCCAAAAGCTGCGATCAAAAGTCTCAGCGCTAGTGAATACGCTGCGACGACCAAAGCCAAGCGAGCCGGAAAAGCCGCCGGTAAACAATTCGTAGCTCAACCAAAAACAATTGCGAAGAAAACTGCAGGATTTAGATAATGGCAACCACTTCTGGCGCATCCGGTTTTAATCTCCAACTCGACGAATTGGTCGAGGAGGCGTTTGAACGCGCCGGTGGTGAGCTGCGTACTGGCTATGACTTGCGTACTGCTCGTCGTAGTTTGAACATTATGTTCGCAGATTGGGCCAATCGCGGCATCAATATGTGGACTATAGAGCAGGGTGAGATCACTCTTGTTCAGGGCCAAAACACGTACGCTCTACCAGACAACACAGTGGATCTGATTGAGCACGTTATCCGTACGCAGCCTAACGCAGCTAATACACAGGCTGACTTAACAATCACACGTATTAGTGTTTCTACGTACGCTACGATACCCAACAAGATTCAGCAAGCCAGACCAATTCAAGTCTGGATTCAACGGTACAACGGCCAGAACTCTCCTATTGCTGCAACGCTTACAACGACGATTACAGCTACCAGCACATCAGTTGTGTTGAATGACGTAACAGGCTTGCCAGCAACTGGTTTCATTAAGATTGATGACGAGATCATCAACTACGGCTACATCACGCAGAACACAAACGCCAAGTCTGGTACGCTGTTTAACTGCTCCCGTGGTCAGCAAGATACGATCGCTGTGGGACATACCGCTGCCGCTGCTGTGTACTGGGCGCAGGTTCCAGCTATTACAGTTTGGCCAACTCCTGATGGGTCACAGCAGTACACGTTTGTTTACTGGCGCTTACGCCGCACGCAAGACGCGGGTGGTGGTGTGAACGTGATGGACGTGCCGTTTAGATTTATCCCTTGCTTGGCCGCTGGCCTTGCGTACTATTTGGCGTTGAAGATTGCGGGTGGCGCTGAGCGTTTGCCGGTATTGAAACAGCAGTATGACGATGCTTGGGAATTGGCTGCAACCGAAGACCGCGAAAAGGCGGCTATTCGCTTTGTACCTAGACAACAGTTTATTGGTGGTGGTACTTAATGGGCAATAGGTTTGCTTCTGGTAAGAACAGTATCGCCATGTGCGATCGCTGTGGCCAGCAATACAAATTAAAATTGCTTCGTAAAGAGATCATTAAGACAAAGAATTACGACTTGTTGGTTTGCCCTGAGTGTTGGGATCCCGATCAGCCGCAGTTGCAGCTAGGTATGTATCCAGTGGATGACCCACAAGCTGTGCGTAATCCTCGTAATGATTCAACCTACATTGCAGCGGGCATAAACACTGCAGGTAACCCGACTGGTGGTTCACGAGACATTCAGTGGGGCTGGGCACCGGTAGGCGGGGCCAGTAATTTTGATACAGAGTTAACACCAAACTACTTGGTGGCAACGGCATTTGTTGGTACAGTTACGGTAACAGTTACTTAAAGGAGTCTAGTATGGACAAGAAAGATTTAGCCCAAGACAAGAAGATGATTAAGTCTGCTGTCGGCAAGCACGAAAAAAACATGCACCCCGGCAAGAAGCCTACAAAGCTTAAAGCTGGTGGCCCTACAACCGACGACCGCATGCGTTTAGGACGTAACCTGTCTCGCGCTGCAAATCAGGGGAAATAACATGGCCAAATTTAGCAAAAAAGTTATGGGTAAAGAAGTTGGCGACGCCGCTACTTATGCTGCACCGCACAAAATGAATGGCAAGCCTTTGGTGATGTCGACTAATCCCGGCAAAGATTCCAGCATCAGTAGCCTTAGCACCATGAAAATGAGTGTTGGTAACTACAACAACGGCCAGAATGAAACTAAAACTTCAGGCATTAAAGTTCGCGGTACAGGTGCAGCGACTAAGGGCTTGATGGCACGGGGCCCAATGGCATGAATTACGCCGCACTCAGCGCTGCTATTCAGGCGTACACGGAGAACACGGAAGCAGATTTCGTGGCTAATATCCCCGTGTTCGTTACGCAGGCTGAGCAGCGTATTTACAACACTGTTCAGTTTCCGTCTATTCGTAAGAACATGACGGGCGTGGTATCTACCACCAGTACATACTTGTCCGCACCTGATGATTACTTAGCCTCGTATTCATTGGCTGTTATTGATGCCGACGGCAACTATGAGTACTTGCTGAATAAGGATGTGAACTTTATTCGCCAAGCTTACCCAAAAGCTACAGATATAGGACTTCCAAAGTACTACGCTTTGTTTGGCCCTACTGTTAGTGGTAGCACAATTACTGACGAATTAACGTTTATTCTTGGCCCAAAGCCAGATGCTAATTACATAGTTGAGCTGCACTATTACTACTACCCTGAGTCCATCACGGTAGCGGCAGATGGCCGTACATGGCTTGGTGATAACTTTGACACGGTGTTGTTGTACGGTTCTCTGGTTGAGGCTTACACCTACATGAAAGGTGAGCAAGATATGATGGCGCTTTACAACGGCAAGTACCAAGAAGCGCTTGCATTGGCTAAACGTCTGGGCGACGGTATGGAGCGTCAGGACGCTTATCGTTCTGGTCAGTATAGACAGGCGGTGACCTGATGGCTATTGTCCAAACTCAGACTACGAGCTTCAAGGCGCAGTTGTATCAAGGTATCCATGACCTGACTACTGACGTTATTAAGATTGCTTTGTATACAGCTTCTGCCGATTTAAATGAAAACACGACTGTGTACAGTACGACAAACGAAATAGCTAACACAGGTACTTACGTTGCTGGTGGGGCACAACTAACACCCATTACGGTGTCGTCTTCTGGATACACAGCCTATGTGGGCTTCCCAAACATCTCGTGGACAGGCGCAATCACCGCAAGATGTGCGTTGATCTATAACGTTACCCAAGGTAACAAATCAGTAGCGGTATTGGACTTTGGTTCAGACAAAACTTCTACAACTACGTTCACCATCACAATGCCAGTCAATGGCCCAACCACTTCATTAATTAGGAGTTCAAATTGATTGTTACGACAACCAAAGGCGACATGGACGATTCATTGCTTGAAAAGCGTGAAGGTTCATTGGATAATGATAACGAGTCGACCACATGGGTGGAGTACTGGTTAGACGGGGAGCTTGTGCATCGTTCGGTGCATGTGGCTCTTAAGAAAAATGTAAGTTCTGCGGTAGAAGCCGCATCTTTTAACTAAGGAGCCAATCATGGCAAATACCCAAGCAATGACAACAAGCTTCATGGGCGAGTTGATGACCGCAACCCATAACTTTGGCACTGCCCCAGTTCGCGCAACCGGCGCAACAGACAGTTTTAAAGGAGCGTTGTATTTAACTTCGGCTACAGTGAATGCGTCTACAACCGCATACTCATCTACTAACGAAGTTACAGGTACAAACTACACGGCTGGCGGCGTGGCAGTTACATTTGGCACACCCCCAACAGCAACTAATAGCTCCGCAACAGCGGGTGTTGCGTTTGTTACACCTTCAGCCAGTATTACGTACACCAACGTAACATTGACTACAGCATTTGATGCCGTGTTGATTTATAACTCAACGCAAAGCGATAAAGCAGTAAGCGTGCACACCTTTGGTTCACAGACTGTGACTGCTGGTACGTTCACCTTGACGATGCCTTCTAACACAACAACCACTGCGCTGATCCGTTTGGCAACAACCTGATCCTCCTAAACAGGAGGGCAGGACATGACAACCGCATGGGGCGCAGGGACGTGGGGCAGTAATAGTTGGGGAGGTCAGCAATCTGAACTCTCTGGCGTTGCTGCGTCTGGCGCTGTTGGCTCTGCGGGTGTTAGCGTTACTGTTGCGTTATCTGGTGTTGGTGCTTCTGGTGCAGTCGGTACAGTTGCTGCTGCTAAAGAGCAAGCGCTTACTGGTGTCTTGGCTTCTGGTGCAGTAGGGGACGTTACAGAAGTAAACGATATTACGGAAAACGGTGTTGTAGCCACAGGGGATGTAGGCACTGTAAGTAGTTTTCTTTCTGTAGCCATTACGGGTGTTGCAGCAGCGGGTGCTGTGGGCACTATGACTGGCGAGGTTATCCAGAATGCAGACACAACAGGTGTTCAAGCTGATGGCGCGGTTGGCTCGGTGGCAATGGGGGAGCGTACAGTCGCGCTTACTGGGGTATCGGCCACAGGGTTACCCGGAGAATTGTCAATTCCCGGGCGCGAGTCTGGGCTTGAAGGTGTTGGGGCGGCTGGTTCTGTTGGCTCTGTTGGTGTAAACATAAGCCCTGCTCTTACAGGTGTTCAGGCAGACGGCAGTGTTGGCAATGTTGCCAACGGAGAAAGAAGTTTTGCAATTACTGGCGTAGCTGGTAGCGGTCAACTGGGAGCCGTAACGCCAAGCATTGTTGAGAGTGAAGATGGTGTAGTAGCTTCGGGTTCTGTAGGCAGTGTTGCTGTTGAGCGTGTGGTTGCTTTGACTGGGGTCGTTGCGTCGGGCGCGGTTGACACAGTTACCTTCGAACTACAGGCTACTGGCGTTGAGGCTGTTGGCTCTGTTGGCAGTGTTGGCTTAGATATTTCGATTGCGTTGACAGGTGTCAGCGCTTCGGGGCTTATTGGAGACGAAGTTCCCGTTAAGACATTAGCCCTCACAGGCGTGTCTGCGGCAGGCGCAGTTGGCACGATGTCAATTGGCGAAAGGTTGATTGCTATTACAGGCAATCAAGCAATGGGTAATGTTGGCAGTTTTGCTGTGTTTTACTGGAGTTTAATTGACAACAGTGAGAACGCAGACTGGCAAATAATCAATACAATGTAGCCAAGTGCTACGTATAGACAGGAGTTTTATATGCCTACAGGCGCAACGGGACAACTAGGCTTAGCTCTACCAGTACAAGGTGAGCTTTCCGGCACATGGGGCGATACCGTCAACAACGGTATTACGCAGTACACAAACATTGCCATCGCGGGCACGCTGTCTTTTGCTGACGATGGTGCAATCACACTAGCCAACACTACCGGCGATGCGTCCGCTACAAACATTGGGTCAACAACAGCCCAGTACATGGTGATTCGCATCACCGGCACACAAAGTGTTACCAAAGTTATCACAGGCCCTAGTTACAGCAAGCTGTACATGGTGGATCACGCAGGCGCTACTAGCGCAGTAACGTTCAAAGCTTCTGGTCAAACAGGCGTAACTGTTGCTGTGGGTGAAAAATGTTTTGTGTACTACAACGGCACTGATTACGTCAAAGTATCTTCAAGTGTGGCCGATGGCGTTACAAGCGTGGGCGGTACAGGTACTGTTAACGGCATTTCATTGTCGGGCACCGTTACAAGCACAGGTAATCTAACCCTTGGTGGTGCGTTAACAGGAGTTAGCCTGACGTCTCAAGTATCAGGAATACTGCCCGTAGCAAACGGCGGTACAGCGACTGCTACCCCTGCTTTAGTTGCAGGTTCAGGCGTAACTATTTCTGGCACTTGGCCTAATCAAACAATTAACGCTACAGGTACTGGCGGTACGGTTACATCAGTAACGGGCAGTGGTAACATCGCATCTAGCGGTGGGAATACACCAAACATTACGTTTACCGGAACACTTCCAGTTAGTAGCGGCGGTACAGGTGCATCGACTTTAACTGCAAACAATGTTTTGCTAGGGAATGGCACGTCTGCTTTACAAGTAGTAGCACCCAGTACTGCTGGTAACATCTTAACTTCTAACGGCACATCTTGGGTATCATCAACACCATCGACAGGTGGTGCAACAGGCAGTACAATTTATTTAGACGTCAACTTCAGAGGATTTTAATCATGCCAGCAAATACAGCACCTATTTTCCCCCTAACCCCTGATGTAGGGGCAATGAATGCCATTGTCAGTACGGCAATGACAAACACCAAAGCAATGGACGGCACGGAAGCCGTTGGTACTTCAATGGTACTGGCGTTTACCGCAGGAGCTAATGGTTCTCGTATCGACTCAATTATCGTGAGATACACAGCAACAAACGGGTCAACCGCAACAGGTACAAGCGCGGCATCGGTAATACGTTTGTGGGTAAACAACGGCGCTGCAAATACCACGGCAACAAACAACATGTTGATAGGTGAAATTGCTATGCCCGCTCAAACGGTAACGGCACTTGGTACTACAATTACTCAGCCACAAGTCTTTCAGCTACCTGTTGATGGTTATAGCCTTCCTGCCAGCTATAGAATTTATGCAGGAAATACTGTAGCTGCTGGCGGTGTGTTGGCCTTCCAAATTTCTGTTACTGGTGGAGATTACTAAAATGCAAAGTTTTAATTACAACCCCGTACCGCAAGGCTACCCAACCAAGACTGTTTTTGGTACGCCCCCTCCAGCGTTTACGGAATTTAAATACATTTTATCCACGACAAGTGCAGAGGTTGTTCCTCAAAACTGCTACACAATGCTTGTTTGTGTTGTTGGGGCTGGCGGTGGTAATCCCGCTACAAACGCAAGATACGGTGCCGGTGGTGGTGGTTACGCGCAGGGAATTATTAATGTGATTCCGGGTCAGGCGTTGCCAACTATTACCATAGGTGCTGGCAGTACTGGTGCTGGCGGTACTTCCTCTTTTGGAACTCTTCTAACTGCAACTGGCGGAGCAGCAGCGCCGGACAGCAGTTTTGCTGCAGGCGGTACTGGAACAGCATCCGGTGTTTCTCAGCCTTTTACGGCTTCCGGAGGAGCGGGTCAAAATACCAACGGTGGTGGCGGTGGGGGCGCAGGCTCACCTTATGGAACCGGCGGTAGCGGTGGTAGCGCCGGTGGTGGTGGCGGGCTTGGACCTAATGGTTTTGGGCGCAACGGGGGCGGCGGTGCGGGTTTTCCCGGCGCAAATTCTCAGACCAGTTTTGCAGGTGGTGGCGGCGGTGGGCCGCAAGGGGCGGGGCAGGAGGGGGTTTCTGCTAGTAGTAATGGTATTGGTGGTGCCGGTGGCGGGCCTTACGGTGGAGCGGTACAAAATTGGTCGGGGAATAGCACTTACGGTTTTATTGGCCCGTTGAACAATCCAAACGGTCAAGGTACTCCCGGTAATTGGCTAGACCTTATATATTTAAGACTAAACGGTGGAGGCGGTGCTGGCGGTACTTACAACTCTACGATATCTGGTGGCACTCCCCCCGGTTCGGGTTCTGCGGGCGGTGGTGGTGGTGGCACTATGACTACTTCCCCCGGAGCCGGTAGTGGTGGTACAGGGGGTCTTGGCGGCGGTGGCGGTGGCGGTTGGCAAAACAACGCAATTACTTCTGGTGGGTTAGGTGGTTTGTTGGGCGGTGGCGGTGGTGGAGTAAACACCGGTGGCGGTGCCGCTGGCGGGCGAGGTGGTGGTGCTGGCGGTCATCCCGGTGGCGCATCTGGTGTTCCAACAGTTACTGCTGCCCCCGGACTTGTTGTCCTCTGCTGGACACCCGGATATTAAGGAGTAAATAACATGAAAAAAGCATGGATTGAAAATAGCGTTATTCGTGATGTTGCTCACGCAGACCCTTTTAGCATTTATCACCCGGATGTTGCGGTGTTCTACGATACAGACGTACCTGACGATGCAGAAAATGGTGATAGCTGGGTAGACGGTGCTTTGGTTAAAAAAGTAGTACACCCAGCGCCTGTTTATGTACAGCCCGCAAGACAGTGGACTGTTAATGATTTCCGAGCAGGTATGACGTTGTTGGAAAAAACTAAATGGGACAACAACTCAACGCCTGAAATCGTAACAGTAAAACAAGAGCTACCAAAGCCACGCGAAGGTGCTGCTGAACTGGCAGCTTTCTTGGTTGGCACAAATGTCATTTCTCAAGCATCTGCTGACAAAATATTAGAGTGATGAAAGAATGGGCTGAAGCATTCATTGCGGCGGCCCTTCTTGCGGCCTTCGTCATCTTTGGCACGTACATAATTGCGTGGAGTTGGTCGTGGTTTTAATTGATCCCATAGCAGCACTAGATGGGTTGCAAAATGCCATCAACATGGTCAAGAAGGCCAGCAAGGTTGCCAATGATTTAGGCGGTCTTGCCCCGATGATTGGCAAGATGTTTGATGCTAGGAGCACCGCTACCAAAGCGATGATCGAGGCCAAGCGTTCCAAGAAGGGTTCCAACATGGGAACCGCGCTACAGATTGAGATGGTGCTTGAGCAAGCCAGAG